GCTGATAAGCCGCAGCCTGAACAGCAGGAGCTGCACTATTCATTTCATCCATGAATAGAATAATATTTTTATGTTGAGACGCTAAAGCAGCATCAGGAAGTTCAATAGGAGGTGCCCAAGCCATTTTGCCACTATCACTATCAAAATATGGAATACCTTTAATGTCAGTAGGTTCCCACAAGCTCAAGCGGATATCAATTACGTGAGCATTAAGTTCTTCGCCTAACTGTTTAACGATATCGGATTTACCAATACCTGGAGGACCCCAAATAAACAAAGGACGATTGGCTTTAAAAGCACGACGCAGAGATTTCTTAGCAGCCTTAGGACCTACTTGTCGCGAGATAATTTCGCTCATTTATTAACCTTTCGTTAAGTTGAAAAAAATTTGTTCTGGTACTTGTTTAAGTGTTCTAATTATACGATAAATCTTTTACACTGTCAAACACTTTGTTGATTGTCGTCATCATTTTGGTTAGATTGATTTTGGCGATTCATAGCTTTTATCAATCCATATTTGCGTATATCGTCTGAAAACATATAAAGTTCAAAACTTTTCTTTTCAGAGAATACAGTTATTGCTGAATTAGTAAGAAAATATGGGCAGTCCATATTTCTGTCAAAAAATATTATTACTTGCGGGCTTAAATCAATTGGTTCAGTAAATGGAACCTCGTAACATTTCAGTTCCAACTCTGTTGTTAAAAAGTTAAATCCTTCTTCGGTTAATCTCAAACCACCGGAATCTTTGCTTCTATGACTTTGCCACCATTTGTGTAAATGTAATTTTACATTAGCAGCATCTATGCTTTTTTCTTTTTGTTGTAAAAAAATTTTAGTGAATGTTTCTTTACTAATCATTTAATTATTTCGCCAGATGTTAATTTCACAACTTGAAATTCATCTGTATTAAACATTTGATTTAATTTTTTAGCAAGATTATGTGCGTGACCAGGATTGCTGAAACTAACTTTTTTATATTTCGGTCCAGGGTAACTAGTAAGACTATTTGAACTTTTTAAGTTAAATGGCTCACCTTTATAGAAAACAGCCCAAATGGCATCCGCTTCTAATACTTGTTCACTTTTATAATTTTTTTTGTTAATGTACTCTAATAATACTTTCGGCTTCGGACGGCTCATATATACGTCTCCAAATATACGTATATATTTATCAAGATTTTACTTAAATCCGCCCCCGTCCATTTGAACACTAATGTTTTGCCCGGTATTTTGTAAAACTTTTTGTAAAAGAGAGTCGTAATCTTCTAATAATTTAGAATTTATTTCGGCCAAACAATATGCTAACATTTTAGCACTTTTAATATCTAATTTAATTTCTTTTTGTTGTGACAACTCAGCAGCACGTACCTGCTGAATAAATTGTTGGATTGGATAAGTATTAATTGGATTTGACATTGCTCAGTGCTTGTTTCATTTCTAATTCTGTTTTATAAGGACCTGTGCTTTCGTAGCGTTCGATCGTAATCAATTTTGGACAAAAACTTTTTACCCACCCTTTTTCAAATTTAATTGTGTAATATCCTGCACAGTATAAACTTTTACTGCTTTCTGACTTAGTAAATAAAGGCAACTTCTTTTGTACATTGAATAACGGGTTGTAAGGATATGTACTTGTAGGATATCCATAGATTTCTCTTGTGTCTTTATTACTTATCGTAGATTTAACTTTTGTTTCCCAAAAGTCTTTGCCAAATAGTTTTGTTAATTCGTCCTTCTTGTTAAAGTACTTTTCGGATCCTTTAGTACTTAACATAAATTTATTATTTTCTTTTTTATGTAAAATTCCTATACGTTCGCCGTCTTCTTCTACAATCCAAAATTTTCCTTCGACAATAGGTTTAGCTTTAATGTTCATATAATCCTCTGTACAGTTTTTATACTTGTGTGAGCAAGTCTGTTCGTATCGGCATTTCATTTGTGTATTTTGCTTGAAAAGGTTCTGCGTATTGTTGAATATTATCCATTATTTTTTTCATATCATATAGTTGACAAAATTTTAAAAGTCGTATGCCAACTTGACTGATATTTTTTGGATTAATTGTTTGTGAATGAATAGTTTCATTAATTAGTGTTGTTATATTATCTGGTTGATACTTTAAGTCGATCAGTCGACGATTACGTTCATAGTCGTCTAACACTCGATGTTCGACACCCTCATGATCAACCCAACGTTGAAGCATGAGATTGTTCCAAGCATATCCTTTGTTAGAACGATCTTGAAACGCTTCTGTAAGACCTACTTTATTCTTTGTACCTTTAGTACGTACACCAGGAAATGCCGAGAACACGTTATCAGATGAATCACCTCGCATACACTTCTCAAAAAGAATCCATTCTGGATCAGGTGCAGCTACTTCTTGTTTAGTTTTTTTATCGATAATTCTGTTGCCTTTTTTATCGAAAATTCCTTCGTGCGTGGTCAATGTGTCTGCTACACCATTATACTGTTTGACATTGGGAGCAATTAATTGATGAAAATCACTATCTGTACTAATAATAACATGATCGTCATTGGGATGATTATGAATGAATCCTGCAATTAGATCGTCTGCTTCTAATTGAGAGTTTTGTAGTACAGTACAATTAGTTTTTTCTGTAATAAATTCTTTAAATTTATCAAATGTTTCCCAGAATAGCTGATCTTCTTCTTGCTCCTTGGCAGTCATAGCAGCACGAGTTTCGGCTCGATTAGCTTTGTAAGGAGCATAAAAATCCTTACGCCAGCTGCGACCTTCGAGGCAGAATACTACATGACTGCCGTTAAAATCTTGCCAAGCTTTTTTAATACTGTTAAACGTAATATGGAGAGCCATACCAAGTTTGATATCAGCATCTCCGCGTATCACGTGTCTAGCACGAAAAAAAGTATTAGCAGTATCTACTAGAATATATGTCATGAGACTTCTGAACGGCCTTTCTCAATTGGAATTACGTTAATATAACCAGCTCCTCGTGTTGTATCCATGCCTTCTTCGGCTAACATATTTCGGACAATATCACGGAACCAACGATCTACAATTTCTTCTTCTGGATCGCCATCGAATCCATATCCAGCTTGTCGTAATTGTACAATAAAGTATTCGTTCCAGTCAAGCTCAAAAAAGCCATTTCGAATATTATCTTTGTTTACATGAGTGTCTAACACACTTACCCAAGGCTCCTGTCTAGCAGTAGCACGTTCTTTTGGCGTCATTTTAGACAATTCTTCTTGACGTTTGGCTTCTTCTTCTTGGGCTTTGGCTTCAGCAACACGAGCAAGTGCTTCTTCTCGTTCTTTTTCGGCTGCTGCTTTTTCTTCTTCTAATTTTTTGATACCTGTTATTTTTTTAATAAAATCTTTCATTAGGTTCCCCACGCATTTTTAAATAGCGGAACTTGTAATCTGTCACTGTATCTTAATCCATGTTTCATTGCAAGCTCTGCAACAGTTCTGTTATTTAGAGCATAAACAGATTCGACACCACCTACAGGCATCAAATATACATGTCCAGAAAATCCTTCTTTTTTGTACAAGTCTATAACTTCTAATGCTTCGTCGACATCGTCTTTAGTTGCTACAACAAATTTAAGATATGTATGTCCTAAGTCTTCGTAATCTCGAACTATATCTGGACGAATAGCATCCTCACGCTTTTCACCACTAACACTTAGTTTAGGACTAACACTAAATGTTAAGTTATGATATCCATGTTTATGAGCCCATTTATAAAGATAAAGACGAAAATCTTTACTTATTTCTTGAGTGCCGTTAGTTTCGAACGTAATATCTTTTAGTTTTTTAAGTTTATCGTGACTAAGTAAGTCTGGATAACTACGTTGCCAACCTAATAACGGTTCGCCTCCAGTTATAACTAGATGCACATCTCTCCATTTGTTATCAGGTAGCAGTTCTGTAATCCTGTCTGCAATAGCATCTACTGTAAGAACTGGACTAAGATCCTTAAATCTAGGATCCCAACTAGCATAACTGTCGCAGCCTGTTTCGACTATTGGTAGTTCTTCATATTTGTTATACATATGAACTACTTCGGCAACGTCGTCATTAGCAGTACTGCGTTCGCCACGAGGCATGCCAAATCCAGCACAGGTAAAATTGCAACCAAATGTGCGTAAGAAAATAGAAGGAACACCCATGAAGCGTCCTTCTCCTTGTATACTATAAAATAGTTCAGCTATTTTTATTTTACTCATTGTTTAATAACCTCTAATGTAGCAATTTTTGCTATTCTTTCTCCAAAGTCATCGTCCTTACCAATAATATACATTTGAGTATGACTTCGATCAGATTTTCTATCGTGATATCTAAACTCTACAATTTTACCGCCAATAGCATTATAAATTGTAAAATTTAAAACAGGATCGCTATGTATTGAACGTGCTTCTATGGTTTGACCCATTCCTACAAGAACATGTTTTTCTTTTTCTTGTTCAGAATACCAAGCTTCTTTACACCACTCTGTGAATTTTTTCTTAAACCATTTTTTAATCATCATTCATTCCTGAAATAAATTCGCTGACGCGACGTTCTGCTTCTTCCTTATCTACGGCCATTAATGTTACAGTTAATACATTATTCTTGTCAAGTTTTACATCATAAGGCATCTTACCGTTCAGAACAAAATTTTCATCCATTGTTCTTTTAATTTTAAATTCTTTAAGATTTTTCATTCTAAAGATAACATCGTCTACACCCTTGCTCATTTTAGTCTCTTTCCATAATAGAAACTTCTGTAACTATGGCAATAACTTGATCTAAATCTTGACATAGTACTTTTGCAGTTTTCCATTCCCCTTCTTCGTCTCGGCCAGAAACTTCAACCATAAATCCGTTGTCATACATATTGATAGTAAAACTATCAGAAACTTTAGTTAATTTGTCGCTAACATTCATTTTATTTCTCCTTAGTTATCGTGGTGCAAAGTCTTGTTGCAATTTAATGTTATCAAAGAATTCTTTCTTTGTTCCCATATCGTCTTTAAAGGCACCTTTTAATACTGTAGTTTGTGTTAAGCTGCTATGTGCCATGATGCCTCTATTCTCACAGCAGCCGTGTGTAGCCTGTACATAAACACCTACGTCTTTGGCTCCTGTGGCAAGTTCGATTTCCCTAGCAATGTCATTAGCAAGTTCCTCCTGGAGAGTACCACGTCTTGCACACCACTGTGCGATACGGGTGTACTTGCTAAGTCCAATGAGCTTGGAAGCCGCAATAATACCAATATAGGCAACACCATTAACGGGCTGATGATGATGACTACACATACTACGAAGCTCGCTACGCACAACCAACATACCTTCATAACGTTCCTCCGAGTCATTCGGAAAACTTGTTGCATCGGGTCTTGGATCATATCTACCTGCCATTATTTCGTTATAATACATTTTAGCAAGACGTCTTGCTGTACCCTTACTATTAGGATCGTTTTCTCTATCAATTAATAAAGCATCTAATACTTTTTCAAATGCTTCTGTTGCTTCGTTAATTAAATGTTCTTTGTCACTGTCGTGAAGATACTCACTAATGTTATCTCCAGCCCAAAAACGTTTATTATCACGTTTCATACGAGCACGAATAGCATTTGCTAGATGTGTTTCTTTGTATCCGCCATCGCCTGCCATTGCATCTAATCCTGTTATTTTGTTATACATCATAGTTGTTCCTTTATTGCTATTTTAATATATTATTTAGGTTTAGTCAACCTTAGTAAAGTATTTTTCTTTACGGCGGTATCCAATGTATTTAGGTTTATGCCTAGACTCTCGGCATATTTTAATAGTGCATTTGTATCTTTTGGAAAACAGCCGCCTCCGAAACCGTAATGTCCATCTGGACCAGGAACTTGTATATGACTATGACCTACTCGTTCATCCATTTTTATTAAATAGGCAAGATGTTTCCAATCGTAATTATGAGTAACTGCTAGTTGATGTAGTTCATTCATAAAAACAACTTTAAGAGCTAAGAATGAATTAATGCTATATTTGACAAATGCTGCTTGACCAATGTCGCAATATTCAATATTTGTAACTGATGGTTGTAATATTTTACAAATTCTTACAGCATCTCTTTGATAAGCACTGACAGTTCCGCCAACAATGAGAAATTTAGTACCTACAAAGTCGGTTATATGACTTTGTGCTCTTAAAAATTCTGGAATATATACTAAATTAGGAAACTTTTTTGACTGTACTTCATAAAATTTAGGAGGTGCAGTGACTTTACTTATAATAGTGCCTGTATATCCTTGTAGATTGTTTAATACTTCCTCTATAATACTAGTATCACAGTCGCCGTTAGCATCTTGAGGACTTGGAACACAAATAAAAATAGCAGAACAATCTTTCTTTACTTCATCATATGTGGTATTAAATCCTTTGACAGAATCTATAATTACTGATTCAAGTGGAGGCATTATTGATTGAGCTATAGCCTCGCCTACATAACCGTGACCAACAATGCCAATTTTTTCGTAATTCATCTTGTGATATACTCACTTAATAGAATTTCGCACAATTGTCTATCTTTTTCAGACTTAAATTCAAACACCATATAATCCATAGTCGGAGTATAGATATAACGATGTCCTGGTAATCCGAACACTCCTACCACCATGGCACAAATTTCATTCCATGGCATATTTTCATGTTCCCATTGAACCCATACATTATGGGTTTTTTCTGTAGTTTCCTTTTTCGGGAATAACGTGTCTAACTCCGCCTCTTGGGTCATCCATATCTCCAATTCTTCGTGGTATCATATGAACATGAGGATACATTACAGTTTGTCCGGCAGCTTCGCCTACATTCTGCCCTACATTAAATGCATCCCAACGTTCTGTTCTTATGCCTTCGTAGCCGAAATCGTATGCTGCTTTGTAACAGGCAGCAAGTGAGTCCCAGGTTTCTTTGGTCGGCACAAATAACAAATGTCCTTCTGTGACTGGGAATCCATCTTTAAATACCCAGAAGTCTTTGGTTCTGTATTCAATTTCTTTCCAAGGAGCAATCCCATCGTTTAAAGCCCTTTCAATAGCAGTTAACATAATATTTTCATCCACGCCAAAATTCTTCCCAAGGAAAAACAATCCAGCAATCTTCTTCTGCTTTGTTTATTTCAAAGGATGAATAATCTACTGTTTCCTTACTACTCATATTATTAACAATGGTAGCAAAACGTACATTATTGTGCCAAATATTCCCCCAAGCATAGCTATTAGGTAAACATCCTGATTGCCAATCTTTCTTAATCCAAGCAAGAGTAGCACCGGTATCATTAATATCGTCTATAATTAAAATATTCTTTTTACGTTCTGGATGACTGCTATCTTCTCTCACAGGTAATCCAGTGATTTCAAAGTGTACAGTTCCTCGTTCATCCATAGGAACATAACCGAATGCATCCTCTGCCATCCAAAGATTACTCTCACACTCTCCACCGTCACGTAAGCTTACCTTAAGTGTTTCGCAGGGTACTTCTAAATATTGACTTAGTAGGGTAGCAGGAATTAGACCGCCACGAGTAATTCCTATAATATAATCAGGACGCCAATTGTCTTTATAGATTTGGCGTGCTATATCATAAGTAGCACCCTGAATATCGTTCCAACTGTAATATACTTTTTTCATTTTACACCGTTGGCTAAAGTCATCCAAAGTTTAGCTATTTCTTCTTGATTAAGAAAGAAGTCGTAAGTGCTTGAATTGGTTAATTCACCTTTATCGTTATACTGTTCTCCAGTAAACATAAGATGTTTTACATTTTTAGGGTAATTGCAGTCGTTAACTTTGAGTCTTAGTTTCCAATCTGCTTTATCTGTAATAAGATTTTCTATCATTTTGAGTCCTTTAGTCTTTCCCAAGTTTTATATTCTTCGAGTGCAGTCTGATATTCGTTCCAAAGTTTTTTAAGCTTTTTATATTTCTCTTCCATTATAGTATCTCTTGTAGGGATATGCAACATACTTTCTATTCGTTCTATTCTTTCCTGTAGATCTTCACCATTCCATTTAATTTTACCAGTAATTTGCACAATCGCTTCCTCGCCTGCGGGAATTTGCATAACAGTTTTTCCGCTCGAATTGACAAGGGTAGTAGAATTACTAGTAGTGTTCGAATATGCATAACCGCTGCTACCACTTCCACCGTATCCTCCGACATGAATTTGAGTAGAAGAAGTGTTTGGAATGGTATAGGTTATGGAATTATGAGTTGTTCCTACGTTCACGCTGTTTGCCATCGTAATCCTCCTTAACCATTGTGTAAACTTCTTTAAATTTACGATAAGCAATTTCTAAGCCTGGATATTCTTTACACATTTCCATAACTCTGTCATAATCTGGAAAACGTCCTTCAAATTCATCTTTGAACCAATTTGTAAAGGTATTAAAACTTTGTAAACCAGTTAAATCTATAGTTTCTGTTTGACTAATAGTAACAGGAGACGTATAGCTATAAGTAGCACCTCCAGTTAAAGTTATGACATCCGAAGTAGTTAAGGCTGGAATAGACATACTATCCCAACCTGACAGGGTTACTGTATTGCTTGTTTCGCTATCAGATGTATCATCTAAGGTTATTGTAAAGGTTTGTTCCTGTAAAGAATTGTTCACGTAGTGCCTCCGTTTGTTTGTGCAATATTGGCAGTCGTGTTTCGTAAAATTCCATATGATCTATAATTGTTTTCACTAACATCTGCCTATGGTCCATATAATGGTCCCACGTATCAGTCCAGTTGCTGGGATACTTAAATGTGTCAAAATACATTTCTCTGTATGAGAGTCTGTCTGGAACCATAGGGATAGCATTTAATACACAACCTTCGTAACAGCTGATTCCTAAAGTTTCTTGTAAGTTAGCACTGAATACAATTTTTGCCTCAGCTAACAAGTTATGATATTCATTTTTTGTCAGTTGTTGATCCTGACAAACAACGAATTCATATTGAGGCAATAATTCTTTTAAATCTCTAAAAATGTTTACTTGTTTTTCTGGTGCTATGCGGTGCGGAAAAAGAATCAAGTCTCTCTTTTTCATTCCTTGATATTGTGCAAAAGTATCTTGAAAATATTCCATTGGATAACCTGTGCGTACAATATTAGGCCATTGACCGTTTAATGCTTCATTAAGATCGTCCTGTAACCAAGGATTTTCCGAAGGATAATCATTTAACAGATTACGTACAAACATTTCTATATGAAAACTTGTGGCAAAATAATTATAATCGATAGCATTGAAAAATGCCTTTTCAGCGTGTCGCACCCAAGGCTTATCGCCAATTAACCGACCTAAGAAATCTTGAGGATCATAACTACCGGCATGCCACAGTGCGTGAATCTTGATAGGTATACTTAATAATTCACTCATATACTTTAAGTTTATGATACCTGGATGCCACGCATCTGTAAACAAAAAATGGTCGTAGGCTTTTACTTTGCCGGAAGTAAACAATCTACTAATTTCTTCAGTTTGGCGTGACTTATAGATATTAGTGCCACCAAAATTAAGGAAGGCACCAGGAGTAGTGGCACTAGGAATATCCTCAGGGCCAGATATAACTTCAACATTTTTGTTTACCTTTCTTATTGCATTAGGTAGAGTAGTTTTCCACTGGCTAGTGTAGCGTGTTTCCACTGCCTCCAAATCTATAATGTAGACTGTCATTGACGTTCTCTTTGTTTACGATAACCGTTATTACGACCTTTGTACTGTTTATTAGCATAGGTGAATTTATTCCACACTTCGCTATTTTTGTTATAAAGATCTGCCTCGTTAAACGGCAGTAGTTCAAAACGACAAAAGTCGTGCAAAGCTTCTAAGTCGTCAAAGATCTTTACGATCTGCGGGTTATTATCGAAGTATGCATAGCCTTTATAGTTACGAGCCATTTGTTTTTCCTTGTAAATTGATTTAAATTAATATTTGATAAAACTACCATTTTCTCCATCTTCGGAGACTTCAATCCAAACTTCTCTATTTGGATACTTTTTTGAAATTATGTCATATAAGTCATCTGACATCATTTCGCAACTTTTATAATCTAATTGCAGTACAGCTTGGTCGCCATTATACAGTTCTTCAAGCCATCTTTTAAATTGGATGAACTCGATGTCTCTGTCATTGTGGTGAACGCCAATCCACACACGGAAATGAAAAATGTGACGATGAGGATGGCCGAGAAACGATACATCATATTTGTCTCCTGTTGCTAGGTTAGGATCAGTTAGTGCTGCTGGATAACAATGAATTCCTTCCTTACGAAAGGTAACCCATATCATTTTATTTGGTCTAATGTCTTGTTTAATAATCATTATACTTTATCTTTTCTTTTTAAAAATGAAACTGTTGATTCGCATAATAACTTCAAATCTTCATCAGAATAATCGTTTTTAAATCTATTGTATTTCCAAGTGACTAGATGGACATTTCCTTCGACATATCCTTTAGAACTGTCTAACCTATCAATAGTACAACTCATGGGGTTACTCCATTGCCCACCAAAATATGTACCACCACGGGTAAACTCTAGAGGTTGTTTTGTTACGGCACACAACCAATTTTGTTTTTCTCCTATCATCCAGCAATCAAAGACATCAATTTCGACATCCCAGGGATCATCTCTATGTTTTGCTCTGGAAAGATTTTTTTTCAAGAATTTTAATCTAGGATCAGCATCCTGTGGTAGTCTGTCTTGGTAATAAACTTCGTTAAAATATTTTCTCATACGTGAGGCATTGCCATCGAAAGTTTTTTCATGTGCAGCATACATTGTTTGAGGTTCTCCATAACGTTCAAAAAAACTGTTCATAGTTCTGAATCTTGTGTATATTGATCCCAATAGGTATATTTTTCTTTGTCCATTAGGTCGTGCAGTTGATGTGTCCATACTCCAGGATTAGTAGCACCCCAAGTACGGTCGTCGATTTTAAGTGTTGCGTTATAATTATAAAGTTTAATGTAAGGTAATTTTACACTAATCATTGGAATAAATCTATGTTCATCACACCAACCTTCTTCGTGTATTTCTTCGGCATATTTAGAATCAAAATCTAAACATACCCAATAGTTATACATCAAGCATCCTTGAATAAGATGATTCCAAGTTTTCCAATCATCATAGGTTGATGGATTGAAACTTTGACTGGTTCCAAAATAAATTTGTCGAACACGTTTGTTTTCATCAATATTGGATTGACTTTCGTTAGCAATATCTAAAATTTCTTTTAAAGAAGGAGTGCCAACAACAAACAATGTGTACATACCGTGTGCTACAGTGTGTTCTACTTCATAACCTGTAAAAAAGGTTACGCCTTGTCTTTCTTCAGTGTTTAATCCCATTTAATATAGCCTCTACTATAACCTTCTGGTCTGTTTAATCCGTCTGTAAATGCTTGTTGCCATTCAGTGTTACGATTATAACACTTAGTCCAGAATCTGTCAACTTTTAAATTATTTGTTTTAACCCAAAGAGCTGCATCATACATTGAATCGTAAAATCTTGGATGTCTTGGACTAGGAAACAAAACGGTATTAGCATTCCAAAGTAATTCACTAAATTTGGTAACGATTGGTTCTTTTTCCGCAGCAATAACCCAAACTCCTGTGGTTTCTAATAGTTGTCGTTTAAGAACTAAGTCGTGTTCTCGTATGTCAATAATTACATCATATTTTTTATATGTAGGTTCGGAAACTAAGTCTCCTGTAGATTCCCAAAGGTCTTTATTACTGTTGCCCCAAACTTCGATAGATTCGAATTTAAGATATTCTAATTTAATTGTATTATATGCTACCCAGGCTAAAAATCCACTGCCAATAATTAAGCAACGTCCATATACCTTATTTCTGATTATATCTATATTTTGTTTAACAAGATTCACACCGCAGGCCACGGGTTCAAGAATATATTTAGGATCGACATCGGGCACTACAACAAATTCTTTAGCTCTTACATTGTAGTAATCGGCATAAGCCGGTTCACCTCTAGTAGCAACGATATCTCCAAGTTCAACATTAAGAATATTTTTGCCAACTCGAGTTACAAGTCCTAATCCTTCATGTCCGCTCATACTGGCAGGCAATGTAGGAAAATTACCCGTCATCATATCTATGTCACTACGACATACACCAGTCATTAGAGCCTTGACTTCGATTTCATTGTCAGTGGGTTCAGGTTTAATCCAGTCCTCTTCTACAAACTTACCATCGCCGTAAGTTCTTAATAGTTTTACTACTTTCAAAACTGTTCCATCCTTTCGTGAATCCAATAATCGATTAACAATTGTTTGTCCCAAAATTTATCATCATCTCGACGTTCGTATGCTTCTTTAATCATGCGTTCATAAGCATATTCTGGACATAGACCTAATTCGTGTGTAAGAGTACTGCCACCGAAATCTATTTCAATATTTCTACGGTCTTGATTCATACTACGCCAGTCAGCAGTTAATTTCCATTTTTCGAAGTCGATAGAGCATACATCATCTACATCATAAATGCCATTAGGATTAATCTTACCGTATTCTGTATTAGTTAGATCTTTAAGACACCAACGCATCTTAGAAGCCTGCCCATACATATCAGTCTTAAGCCAATTAGGATTTAAGGCAATATATAGACTTAATAAGTGAGGCATCAAATCTCGACTTACTCCACCGAACGATAATTTTTTATTAGTGAACCAACTGCCGGGACTAGGTACACGATCTCTGTTAATCCAATTCAATCTTACTTCGTCAGCAGATTCAGCATTTAAACGCATTTCGTCGATATTGTCACGCCACATATTATTCTTGACCATCATAAAGCGTGTATCAGGAAATGAATGTACAAGAGTAGCCCAGTTGCTGGCATTTGCTACGCCAGGTTTTTCGATAAACACAATTCGACAATCGTGTGCTATTTTAGTGGCAATAGTGAAATGTGTAAAGTTGGGTGTGCAGATATGTGCAGTGTCGAAAGGTCCACGTGCCAATATAGCGGACACAGCGTCAGGAAAGTCAGCACCTTTGCTGATATCCGAATCTACAGTGATGACTTCAGCACTAAGATTGGTCAAAACTGTTTTATACAGTTGACCAATCCCCATTCCAATAATTAGACTTTTCATAGATCCTGTGTTCGAAATGCTATTTCTTCTTTGATAATGTTTTCTACTAGTTCATTTAGTGTAATATCTTGTTCATGTGCTATTCTGAACAATTTGTTTATTAGACCTTCAGGAAGATCTAAAGGCACTTTAACACGTTCGTCATAATCGATGCCAGCAACAATACAGGCTGCTTTTTCTCGAATGTCAGTATGCTCTTCTAAATCTATATAATTAACATCATCATATGCTTGACGATTATCTACGCCTCGACTCTCAGCTTCTTTTTCGTAAATTTCTCTCCAATCAGGATGAACCCAACGATAACTATTTTGTTTACTGTAGTCGTGTGCTTCGAATTTGTAAACAGTTTGAGTTTTAGTATCAAATACAATTCCGATACTAAACCCATTGTGGTCACCATTCCAGCAATCTAAACAATAAGTATTTGGACCAAAACACTTCCACCCAAACTCACTACCTTCAGTAATTCGGTAGTCGACTGTTTCCATAAAATCTCTAATAGTAATCATTTTACACTTTCTTCAAGTTCATCAAGTTTAGACTCATCCTGTTCGTAGTCTTCGTCACATTGTACAGGTTCTGATTCTACTACGTCAAATAGATTGGCAAATGTTGTACTTGTATTAATAGTTCGTTTTCCGGTTGCACCCCTTGTACCAGGAATAGCCATCCAAAATTTACTATATTCTTCTACAATAGATTCGGCTATACCTCTATCACTTGTACAAAAGATTGCTTCAATAACATCTTTGAAAAATACTTGATCAAATTTTTCATCTACTAACATAGCTGGGCACAATCCTGCATCATATTGACGATTGGCTTCTTGTACGCTATTAATATGTTGCCAAACATTATGACCCATCATAATAGCATAACTGAAACTATCCCATGATGTTTTACCTTCTTTACCTATTTTATTTAGGTCGCCGGGCTTGTAGATACAAATATCTTTAATAGGAACATTTTCCATTACGGGACTATTTGTAAATGTGCGTCCTTTGAATATGTTATCCTGATTTACTGCTGTAATAAATTCTCTAGTATCTGTTGCATATTTTTTATCATCGGCACTGGGTAACATACGATATAACCATTTGTTGCGATCTTCAATTTCTGTACTTACATATATTTGACCATTAGCAGTCGCTAAGAACGGACTAGCACAGTCAAAACTGATTGTAAAATTAGGATTGTGATACTTACGAACAGCACGTTGAATATCGGTTAATAATAATGCCCATTCTAATTTACTAGTTCCTAAGAAGTGCATCCAATCGTGTTGGCCTTGTTCTAAGAAGCCGTCAAAGCGTAATGCTACTAATCTTTTAAGTACAAGATGAACATCGCACATATTTTGTCCACCCATAGCCCATCCATTAAATGCACGGTCTCCATAGATAGATGTATCACAATATTTTTTCATTCTGTCATACCAGTCATCTGCATCGGTATGATTTTCTCCTTGTAATACATTTAAGAATTTGCAATTACCATTACGATTATTAATAAAGTATTCATTATTAATATACGTACCTTGTACTGCTTCTGCATAGCTAGTAATACCTGTAGCTTTTTGACCAGCTGGACTCCGACTGACCCAGGCAGGAATATCTAAACACATTCCGTAATCCATAAGTGCATCCATCCATTTAAGCACTGCTTCTCTTTTCTTTTGTGCTTTAGGACAGTTAGGATCTTTCCAATCACCTTCCCACTTACCTTTACCAATTTGGAATCCTCCGGAATCTCCTAACACCCAACTAGTTCCTCTATTACGATTACGAAACATGTCTTCACTATCATCTCGTTTATTTAGGTCAAGATTAGCATGACCTGCACTATATAGACAGTGATTATAGTAAAATAATCCTTTGTCAGGATCGAGATAGTTAAGACTTTCAATACCGTTTTTCCATGCTTGCGGAATACGTGCAGGATCTACATAATTTCCATATCGTTGTTTGCCTATGAATGTAGAGTAGAACCCGCTAGTAGCAGGTAAAAAATAAGCATAATCTTTTTGTGCAGTAGATAGGTCTGTGACTAATGGTTTATTCATTGTATTTTAATCTCTAATTTTTCCAAAAGCTTGTCTGCTGATACCTGTGCTGTACTAGCAACATTAGATGTTGCTGTAGTCCAAATAGCACCAGGAGGTAATCCAGTGCCAGGAACAGCAGTAGGTGCGACAGTATTGGGGCTAGTTTGTGGCCACATAGGTTGTACAACACCAGGAGGCCACGTTCCAGTACCAGGTGGTGGTGTATAAGTTGACTTATACTGTTTTTCCATTTCTAAACTTGTAAGACGTTGATTAAGATGTTTAACCTCTTCAACTAATCTACGCAAAGGCCCATGTCTTGATCCGTAATCAGATTTAGCATCTACAAGCGTACTGATTAGAATTAAATTTTTAAGTGCTTTTTTTACAGCAGGATTATCTGATGTCATTGCTGTATCAAATAGATCTATAAATGTTTCTAAATCAAAATCTGCTTGATCTTTTTCTCTAAATGCCATTATAACCATCCTCCTGCTCTGGCAATGCCTACAACACCTACTAATATCCAGAACCCATTAAGCAATGTATATGCTTTATCTTTCTTTAATGTAGCACAGTACGTTAGTAAAATAGCATCGATAGTATTAACGACCCAGACAAACATAAAGGGACTTGCTGGGCCTAACCACGATACTAATGTAAAACAAAAAATACGCATAACAACTCCCGCCATTTCCATTTGGGGAATATGATTCTTAATATAGTTCAAAACACGTGACATAATTAATCCTTATTTTGTTTGTGCCGGTAAAATGTAATCATAACTTGCAAGTCCGCTATTAACAGTAATCATCATAGCACCTGCGTCTGCAATCTTCATTATTTTGTCGCCATCGAGATTAAGAATACTCATTACTTGTGTGACAGGCCAACTCCAAGTTTGTTTCAGTTTACCTTTAACATTAGATTCGAACACAAAACTTCCTGCATGAGTACTAGCATCCCCGAAGAAAAATACCAAGTTGCTATTTTCAGTTTTAACCTGAAAAACTGTTTCTTCAGTGTGTGCTGCTGCTTGTAATTTCAATCTTGCAATAGAAGCTACGCTCGGTTCTAGTTCGATGTCCCATTGAGCACCTTTGAACTTAACAGTTTTTAGTTTTTCATTAATAATTTGTTGATTCATAAAACGATAATCATTAACAAAGTCGCCTGTAGAATTTTCAAAGTGCAAACTTACAGGAATATCTTCTCCGTTACGTTCTGCTATGACAACTTCAATTTTAGCATTTTCTTTGTATTCAGGATTACGAAGGTGCAGACTTAGTTTGTCTAAGTTAGGCATACCGAATGTTCCTAAGAACTCACTAACTGGACTGTTAGTTTTAGCGTTAATGATTACACTACGGTCTTCAGCCATAGATTCGATAAGTGTTTCAGCATCAGTTCCAGTAATTTTCACTAAAGGAATAATTCCTAGGCTATGTGTATGTGTTACAATGTCAGTTAAAATATCTTTCATTTTATTCTCCTTAAGGTTATTTAGATTTACATTTCAAAAAGACTGTTAAAAGTGTTTTTTTCTTCAGTGCTTTGTATGTTCCAATTTAGAACTCCAATTAGGTTTTCTAATTTTTTATCGATAATAGTAGCCTCCATTTCAGAATGATCAAATGGCAAGTCTTTGAACCATTGAGGCAATCTTAATTCATCTACAGGATAAGCTACGCTGGTATACTCCAATGGATTTTCTTTTAATTTACAAACTATTACTTTCATACCGTCAACTATATTCATACTATATTTGTCATCGAACATACGTTTTAATGTATTCCAATTGATACTAGCACGAACATGTCCTGGCATATTAGCTTTGCCCTGTCTTTCTTCTTTGTTTTGATATTCAGTGATATTATTAGCACGTTTGGGTGAACCTTTCTCCCAACCAGGTCGTGCCTTAAAGGCGATTCTGAATTCACTGATATAATCCAAAACTTCTTGTTCTTCACTACCAGTTAATACCATTTCGAGAACTTTACCTAAAAAGTCTTGAATAAATTCCGGAGTATCGCTGCGTTTAAGATCTAATCCCATGGCTTTGATCTTTCCAGGTTTACCATCTATATCAACTCGTTTACCTTCTTTATCATAATATAAAACTGCATAACGTTTTTTAGTTATGAATAAAGCTTTACTGCCCACAATTTCTCTACCAGCTTTAATAACTTCACCTCTGCTTTGAGGGCAATGAAACACATCCTGCATGAATTTGGGGAAAGTTTTGTTTACTTCCTCTCCAATTTGATCATACAGCATAGTCACTGTTTCTTTTGTCCACGGGATTTTATCCGAGTCGATATCTTTTTTAAGCGTACGATAAGCAGAAAAATAACAGCTATCAGTATCGCCGTAGATAATAGCTTTTCCAACATGATTATATTCACCTGTAATTATTTCGTTGACTTTACCTGCCATGTGTTTGGCGATTTGTCTACCGACCAATGTTGTTGATTGACCGATTCTTTTATCGAAAAACCTACAGCCAGGATTAAGAATAGCACCATACAAACTATTAAGATTAATCTTCTTAACCAACTGTCGCTTATCCCAATATTCTTCTTCAATTTTATTACCATTGGCTATACATTCCTTTAACTTGGCCTGCATTTCTTTACGTTCAGCATACCAACGTTTTAGTAGTCCTGGAATCACTCCTTCTTTTTCGTAAGTGAAGATAGTGCCATTACTGCTTAACATAAATGGTTGATTACTTTCAAAGATCAGTTGATATACTTGTGCTGCACTTAATATATCACTAGTGCCATCTTCCCAGTCGATAGTGATTTCAGTGCCAATTTCTTTGTTCATTACAGATTCATATTCGAGAGATCCAAACTTACCTTCCCACGCTGCTGCAAAACTTTTACCTTTGGCCATTTGACCTTGAACGAATTCTTCAGTCATTGTCTGACGAAGTTGTCCTATAATAGTTTCTGGTCCCATGTTCAATGCACGAATAGCACTGGGGTAAAGACTGTTAATATCTAATGAACCTACCCAATCTTGAACCCCTTCTTTAGGATATGCAACATATGCACCAGCTGCCGCAGTATCTTCACGTTCGCTCATCTTTGTTCGATTAGGAACTTGGAATCCTCTACGATGTGCTTCATTAATAATAGCTTGTTCTGTAACAGCTACAGCACCCATAGTTGTTTGTAGTAGCACGGTGTTTTCGTGTGCCAGTTTATTACTCAGATCTAAGAATTTTAGTTTCTTATCTAATTTGTCAAGTAGAGCACAGTCTTGTCTATTATAGCGAATAAACTCTTTGAAGTCGTTGTTGTATAGTTGATCTAACGTACCTTCGTAAGGAACTTTTGTTTCTCCAAGTTCGTATTCCGCGATGGCATCCAATCGATAGGAGTGTCTTTCTTCGTATGTGT